CGAGCAGCGGCATTGTTGCGGTCACGCTCAGAGAAAGTAAGCATATTCTGACCAAGGGACGCCATATCGAGAGGACCAGCGCCAGGGGCTGAAAAGCCACCAGAAGGGCCAGAAGCACCAACGGAACCAGCAGAACCGCCAGGTATGGTAGCATTGACGCCTACTCCAGAAGATCCAAGAACAGCAGCAGGAGTAACGCCTGCAGCACGGTATCGATCAAACACCGCTGAGGGATCGTTGTACTTGTTTTCATAATCGAATTGTTTTTGCCAATTTCCGTATTCATACTCGGCCTGTTTGGCCATCTGCTCAAGAGCATACTTCTGCTGAAGAGCCATTTGCTTCTTAGCGTACTTCCATTGGCGTCGGGCATTCATACCACCAAAGAGTTGACCAAGAGCGCCGGAAATGAGGCCGGATGCGCCAGATTGAGCAGCACCTTGAAATAACTGTTTGCCGAACGAAGATCCGGCAAGAGCAGCAGCAACAGGAACAGGCATAATTAAGGACGTTTAAAGTTACCTATCTGTTCGTAAGTAATGGTAGTCCGGGTGGTATCTCCAGACTTGATAGAGGATGCCGACTGGACAACGTAATGTCTCGCCGTACACGATTCGAGGAAAAAAGCCGCAAGGGCAGCCACGATTGCTGCAACCAAAGTCCAAAACTTCTTGGAGTGTAAAACATCTTTGAATTTCATAATTAGTCAAATAAAGAACGATAGAAAAATGCGCGGCCTCTCCGGCAGTCGTTACCATTAAACCTTCAGCAATTCACCCACTCTTACCGAAGGGGTCCGCGCACGTAGCATATATCGTCAAGTAAAGATAGAGCTATTTTTCTTCAAGTTTTAGTATTTTAGGGGGTGAGTGAAGGCATAAATGCCTCACACTCACCTCTTTGCGGGTGGCCAGAACGGGGTCACTTACCATCACCTTCGGTGCTGGTGGCTGCAGGCTTCGCCTGCCCGTTCTTACCCGAATCTAAAGCAGAATCAATAAGTTCTTGTCCTACTTCGAGACCGTCGAACTTGTCCATACGAGAAAAGCTATTAGGGTCGAAGTCAAGATCGGGGTCAAACTTATCGCCTTTATCCCAATCAGACTGAGAAGCCTCAATATCAGGACGACCAGGAAGAAGGTCGACCGAACCGGATCCATCAAGAACAGACATAATACGATCACCACGTGAAATACACTGTGGGGGATCTTCGAGTAACCAATTAAGTGCCATAAAATTGAACATTTTGAACACCAAATCAAGAAAAGCTACACGGATTAGAGGGAAGCTTCGTCAAGATTCGGCGAAAAATTAAACAATTAACGATTCGACAAACGAGTTGCAAAAGTTTTATTAACAAGATTCTTCTTGCGAACGCTATACGACACATTCACGAAGAAGTTATCCTCAACTTTAGACGCAAAGGGGGAGTTGACCTGCGACATGTCAACGAAAAGATTAGGATAATAACCAGAGCCGGAAGTAAAAAGGCTTCGCTGCTGAACCCAATAAGAATACAAAGGGCGAGTAATAGAAGAAGGCAAACCATAAAAAGTAAGGCCGCCTAAAACCTCATCATAAGAAGACCTAAATTCATTAAAACACGGCTCCTGGGCCAAAGCCGAGTTTCCGGCGCCAAGGAATCGATAAGAGCCAACATCTTGATATCCTATATCATTATAAATAGGATTGAAATAATCCGAACCTTGATAATTCAAATAATCCGGACGAATGTTAGCCCAATAGTAAACAGGGCGAATACTTAACATATCGATCATATACCCGGGCTCACGGAAGTAATACGACTGAGAACGACCGAGCGGAGCATTAAAGGCTATAGCACCACCCTGCTGACCAAGGGGATTACCAGGGTCACCGGAGGAGGGATTCAAGCCAAAATTATTCTGACCGGACTGGTTCATGATCACCTGAACGTTGACAGTCTGAGATGCGCTAAACAAAAGTTTCGGGCGGTCAACGTGTTCAATCTTCGAAGCAAAAAATGTCTCAAGCCAATCCGAATAACGATTACCACCGGCACCAAGAAGATCCTTATATTCCTGAAGACGCGAAGCAATAGCCAACTGAGGAATAGTAGAAACGCCGGACATAGAAACGGCGGAATTCGAACCAACAGGAAGTAACCGACTCCAGCGATCGGGATTAGAAGGTACGACCGCCATCGGGTGGGCAATATTAAAAAGATTGCGATAAGACCAAGTAACGTCGGATGACCCAGTTGCAAACTGATTCAAAGGACCCGATGAATAAGAATCAGAAGTAGTAGCGAAGCCGGCGGCTACAGGGAATCCATCCCAAGCAGCGGCTTGCGTATTTTCCAAATCGGAAAGAAGTATCTGGCGCCAAAGGTTGGAGCGATTAAAAGTGCCGTTTGTTGTAGATACTGCCGACGGATAAAATTGAGACTCAAAATAGGCATCGAGAGCCTCGAGATTTCCATACCTCTGAGTAAAGAAAGATTCGGCATTAGCATATGAAAAATCGGCGAAAGCACCAGACGGGAGCGTAGAGGTCGGAACGGAGGAACCGGCAATATACCAAGACGAAGGCCACGCAAAAGAGTATAAACCCCACTGCGAATAGCTATAGTAATTTCGAACAATATCCCAATAAGCCAAATAGGTGTCGGCGTTAGCCCAAAAGCCAGGCTGAATAGAAGCAGGAAGGTTTACGAAACTGTAATTTCCAGCAGAGCTATCCTGAGAAACGGAGGCTTGAGACACCCGCAGCCAAAACATAAGAGAGTTAGAAAAAACAAAATCGACCTCACCAGGGGCTCCAACCTGATTAACAGCCGGTAGCCAATTTAAACTCAAATCATTCATATCGAACTTACTGCTATTCGTCCTCATTTCGGGGTGGTAAAGTTGCATGGGCACCCAAAAACGGTGAAGTCGCACCGTATAGGGATTAAACGACGGCACAGCGAGAGGATTCGAACGAACATCGATACCCTGAGCAATAGAAACACGATCCCGCGCATTAATAAAATCAATGCGAACGGGGTACAGAATTCCGGGAGTACAGGTAAATGCCTTGGACTCCGGAACATCATACCGTGAATAACCATTCACGACATGAGAAATAAAAGATTGTTTAGCCATATAAATTAAATTAAAGAAAGTCCATAAAAATCATACCACGACTCAATAATATCACGATCAAGCCAAGTAGGAGGATCCATTGCAGGAATGGGTCCAGCCGCTATGAACTCACGAAACTTTTTCATCTCCCATGAATACGTTTCTCGAGAGGATAGGGCGGAAGCGGATAAGAATTTTTTAACACACAAATCAACGACACGGCGAACCAAAGAAGACTGGCTAAAACGTGAATAAGCATCTGCAGAGCGAACCGCTCGAACGATTTGATCTTTCGATTGAAGATACCTATTATAGTATCGAGGAATCGCGTAATTGTAATTGACGCCAGTCTTAAAATCCAAATAAGACCAAGACGACACAGTAGCAGAAGGGGCACGGAAAGCACCAAGATAGTCACCAACGCCAGCAGACACGAATTTTCGCGTATAACGCTTATGTTGGAGGAGGCGAGCCAAAGGGACAGATTTTCCATCTATAGTAATATTTTGACCAGCGATCTGATCGGGGTTAAAATCAATTTGTTTAGTAACGTATTTAACGACGTATCGAGCACGCTTATGTGTACCTTTTGAGAGCCACACAAAACCAAGGTCGCTAACAGCGGAACGAATATCGTTATACAAAGCATCAACGCCGAAAAGGAAGCCATGAAAATGGAGACGAGGTTCTAAACCAATTTCTGGATGAGTACCAAACTCCTGAAAAAAGGCATGCTTAAAAGAATGACCAATTTTATGACGCACTCGCTCATTCCATCGACGAATAAAACGAGCCGGGTCCCTAAGCGCCTCTTCATAATACTTTGGAGCTATTGTAATGGTAATGAATACAGCCTGCCGATATTCAGCCTTACAACGAGCGAGTTCGCGTTCAAGCCGAATAAACCAATCGTTACGAAGCCTGCGAAGACAATACTCGCACTTCCCACAAGGAACCATCAACCACTGGCGGCTGATATCCCAAGGCGCAAGAGCAAGTTGCGACTTCACATAATCGGCACGTTCAGGAAAAAGAGTTTTCTTGTCGAAATAACGCCGATTGCGTATCCATATGGGATGAGAACAGGCCATTAAAAAAAAGATGATAGATAATCAATACGAGCAAAAGGATATTGTTCTCTCATTCGAGTGCAGTAATCAATAGCCGCCGATTGATCAGCGAACCAGGCGACAACATGACGACTCTTGCCGCGATAGAATCCAACAGAATATCGAAAAGGCTGCCCCTCAATGAGGGGACAGGCCTTTGGATTATCAAAAAAATCCATACTACAAAACATTTCCAAGAACAGGGCGACGAACGACACGCTTGCCACTATTTCTTGATTTCTTCTTCTTCCGTGACATAGTTTTCAGGCAATGTAAATATAATAAAATTAGAGAAAAGTTGAACAGTTGCTCCAGCATCAAGGAGTACTTTCGCTAAAGGAGAAAGGTCGCTACTCAGCATATAAGCCTGAGTTCCCAGAAGATCGTCAATCTTGATATAATCAAGGGTATCATTGGGAAGAAAATCAGGACCAACAGGAACAAACTGGCCATCAGTAATACGACCAAGGGTGACGTCGTAAACAGTAAGAATTGAAGGAAAAAGACGAATTGCTAATTGATACATAACAATAATATTTAACGAAGATTAAAAAGATGAGCAACGTTAGTCCAACGGGTATGAATATTTGACCAAAAAGGACCACCCTCTGGAGTCACAGACCACGAAAAAGCAGCAGAAATATAAGTACTCGGAAGCGAGCGATCTAAAAAAATATCAACGGATTCAAAATTCTGAGCCGCAAAAACAGCGAGAAATTTTTCGCGAATGTTATTTCTTTCCAAAAAGAGATAAAAAAGAAAAGGCGCGACAAACGAAGAATTTTTAGTGGGTGATTTCATAAAATATAAATTTATTGGTTAGACAACGCAAGTATAATGAGAAGAATTAATATTTCAAAGGAATATTGTCATATCGACCAACTTTGACGCCTTTTCGAACACCATCAGCGTCATAATATTCTTCGTAGGAAGTTCTGGTGCCACCAACGGAACCTCGGGATTTAGCACCCATGCGCATGGCAGCGGCAGCGGCAGCACCACCAGCAACCTTTTCAGTAATACCCATGAGCATGGGATGCTTACGCTGCCAGTTCATGAAACCTTCAGCGGCAACACCCTGTTCTCCGACGGTATACTTCAAGCCATTGAGATAAAGGGCAATATCCTTACCGGTCATCTTCTTCGTCTTACCCGTAGGCTCGCCTTTCTCGTTAATCTCCTGCACATCAATAGGGGTAGTCCAGTTCACATCAAACCATTCCAATAAATCCTTACGCTCGACGTCCATCAACTCAGTGGAAGCGTCAAGATTACGAGCGGAGGCAATCAAATACGCAAGATCGGCAGCGGCCATTCGCTCCATAAGCGGAATCTGAGCACCGTTAAGAGCGCGAATACGATCATTCTGCTGGGTAATAAGAGCACACTCTCCGACAATCTTCAACCAATTCTGGGTAGCAATAAGATCAGCATATTTATTCTGGGCGTCCTGCCAGGTAGTCAAGACATTAAGATTGGCCGCGCGGGCCTCCTCTGATTTGATACCGGCTTCACTAAGTTGCATAGCCAAATCAAACGCACGGGCATAGCGATCGGGGTCCTGCGTACGATTTTCTATTTCCTGGGCAGTAGCACGATCAAGACGAGCAGCGGCATTGTTGCGGTCACGCTCAGAGAAAGTAAGCATATTCTGACCAAGGGACGCCATATCGAGAGGACCAGCGCCAGGGGCTGAAAAGCCACCAGAAGGGCCAGAAGCACCAA